TCCAACTCGACTGCGTTCATACCCAGCTGCTGAATGTCGGCATTGGTCATTAAGGCGCGTCTTGCGTTCTTAGCACCCGTCTGCATCTTCTCATACTGTTCGCGAATAGATGCGACTTGCTCGCGGGTAGCGTCATCCGGCAGTTTGATATTAATATCAGCCGCGCCCCTGTTTTCAAGTGATACCTTTTGCCAAATACCACTTTCGCGGTCGATGTCAGTAGCACGGCCGGCAGCCATCAAAGGCGGCATACCAAAATAAGGGTCGTTAGGGTTAGGTAGTTTTAATTGGACCATATCGGCAGGCATAATCTTCTTATTACCTAATGCCGTGTGGTAGCTATACTCAAAATATTCAACCAAGTTTTCGCGACCTGGTTTAATCTTGATGTATTGGCTAGGCAGTAACCAAAGTTGCTGTGGTTGGTTTCTAACGCCTGCTCTTATCTCACTGATAAACGCATTACCACTTAGGTCTAGGTTTTGGCTTGCACCATAGATAATCTCATACCAGGACTGATCAGGGTTAGGCATATTAATCAACTGCTGCAATGGGCTCTCAGGGTCGTGCTGCCACATACCATCTACCATTCGCATGGCTTTCCAGTCGGTTGATGCTAATAGCTTGGCGCGTTTCTCAACACAAGCATAAACAATGGCACTAGCGTTATAACCCTCAGCAATAGCCGTGTGAACGTTCCATGGATTGTTTTTAGCATACAGCCGCCAAGATGGTTGTGCTTGGGGTAGTGTTAGGCTCTTGAGTTGGTGTGCAACGTCATTCGATGGCGGGGCAATCAATTTAGTTTTAAACGGCCACATGGCGATAGTCTCCAGTCTTTAATGCTTTATATGCGCCTTTAGTACACTCGCCAAGTCTAACTGTTTGCTCTTGACGATAATCTATATCAGGCAGATGCTTGGTTAACTCACGCGCTCTCTTGCGCAGTTGCTTGGCTTTTTTAGCGTTCATAATGTGGCCCTAGTTTGTTTAGCAAATTATAACATAAATTACAAGGCTTCAAAAATCACTTGCTTTTCTGCGCTAGTCATATCTGCGATAGCATCCATCAGCGGGTCAAGGGTATCATCATGCGATCCGTTTGGAAATTGTGTGGCTTCGCTTAATAGGTCACTTAATAGCGGGTGATTCTGGGGTAAATAAACTTGACCCGATTCGATATAAGGTGCAGCATCCATTGCGCGAGTAACTTTATCAACACTTCTTTGAATTCCTAGCACTGGCACGCCTTCGCGCTTCAATGTCTGAATCAATCCTGTTCCACTAGCTTTATCTTCAACCTTAAACGATCTTAGTCTTCCATTGTTTCCACTTTCATGCTTTCGCCAAAACGCACGAGCTTGTGCTAATAACTCAGGGGCTTCCCACTTTCCGCGAATCATATCCACTAAATATAACCCACCTTCTTTTGATTTACCCCAACATTCAAACACTGAGTAGTCATTCTGTTCTTTTGTTTTCATGGCGGTATCAGCATAAATAACGCGATATTCAAGACTTGGTAATACATTGTAATAACGCCACCATTCATCTTTAAATAATCCACCACCAACCGGCGCAGGGTTTTGCATATATTGGCCGGCAAATCGGTAAGGGTTTGACTGCTCAAGTCGCGTTAAGTCCTGTAGCGGGAATTGCTCAGGCCAAAACGAATCTCCATTCGCATTGATAGCCGGAATGTTTAAATGCTCCCATTGCTCACCGTTACCGCCTGCCAACAAAAAACCACTTAAATCCTGTTCGTGTAATCTTTGCATAATAATAATGATTGGCGTGCCAGGTCTGTTTTTTCGGCTTTCCATTGTTGTACTGAACCAGTCAATAACGTTTTGGCGCATTGTATCGCTATTGCCTTCGCCTGCCTTGTGTGGATCGTCAATTAATATTGCACCACCAAAACTATCTCGCATTTTACCTGCGCCGTAGCCGGTAATTGTGCCATCGTTGCCGGTCGCATAAACTGTCCCGCCTTGTTCCGTTCTAAACTCATCTTTAGCATTAGAGTCTTGTCTAAATACTGGCGCACCAAATATATCGGCAAAGGTTTCATTTTGCATCACGGCTCGAGCATTAAAGGTATTATTGGTTGCTAGTCTTTTGGAATAACTGGCATGGATAAACTCTGAATCGGGGAAATTACCCATGCACCAAGCTATAAAATTAATAACTGCTAATTCAGTTTTGCCGCTTCTAGGTGGGATGTTGATTATAAGGCGGTTAGTTTGACCGATCACAACGCGCTCTAAAGCATTGCAAATATCGACTTGATGTTGATTGAATTTTAAATCTGAGCCCTTGCGAGCTTTAAACATGACTTGAGTAAACGCTAGCAAATCAGTTTTGCAGTCGGCTATTTGCTCAACTGTTAACGCCATGCTTGGCCTCAATCGCTTTTAGGATTGCAGCGGATTGGTCTTTAGGTGTCATTGTTCCATCTGAGCTAGTAACATCTTGATGTACCTTATCAGTGTAGCCGTGATTAGATGCTAGTAACAGCTTAGTAATGCTTGAATCATTGGCTTTAGATAGGCCGCCATTGATTAACATTCGCTCTTGCATAACCAAAACCGCCTTGACGGTGTCGGAAAATCTAGGGTGTTGTTTCGCCCATTCGTGAGCTGTGTCGCGTGATATACCGCAATAGCAAGCTAATCCAGCCATGCTAGGCACAACGTCACCATAGGCTTGATACTCACTAATATAGCGATCAGCCGTGGCTTGCATTTCATCATTGTACTTGCTTGGTCTACCTACTGGGTTAGCCATACTCATTCCTTTTTAATTAATGCCCTCTGTCGCCATTGGCGGGCCACCAACCGTAATATGCTCTAGGCTTGCCAATTATTACAGGGTCTAGCCGTTATAACGAGTTAAGGAGGGCTCTCTGCGCTAGTCTGTTACGCCATTAGCCAAGGCTTGAAGCATTAGCGGACTACACCCCCCACGTAGGGTGCTGTTCTTATGGGTAGCAGGTGGGGTTAGATTTATTATACACGACTGCAAGCAGTTTCGCCTAATCAAGGCTCATCAGGTGTATTGAAAAACCCTAGCGTAAACAAGTAAGCTCATTAAGAGGCTAGGGCCGTGTTGATACCATTATACCAAGTCTTTTAAATCAACGCCAACAAAGCCATATCGCTTTAAAATCTTGCCGGCATATAGGCCTTCGTGATCTCTCATTAATCGTATAACCCAATAACCATCAACATAAGTCTGCTCAATTGGATAACCCTCCCCGCGCCAATAACTTAGTGATACATGAGCGGCTTCACAATCGGTATCAAATTTATCCAAGTTATTGTCGCACACTCGATTATAAGCTCGGTCCACTACATCATCCATATTCGCTAACTCGGTAGCGCATCTCACAATGCGATAAATATCAGTCAATCGCTTGCCATCAATTCCAAGCTTGTTAAGAGTCTCAGCCACAAACATCATATCAGCCAACCCGTCTAACATCTCTAGGCGATTGTTTTGACCCATAGCAGTAAAGAATTCCGCTGACTCCTCACAAAAGGCATTTAACTGACGGCTGATTGCTTCTTGCTGATCAATCTCATACAGGCCTGTGATAATTAAAAACTGATGCACCTTATCCATAATTACGTCCTCTTACTCCATTAACAAAATCATGCGCGTTATTTAAGACCTGCGTATAAACAGCGTCACTAATGCCCATATTGCCACGCTCCGCCATTTCATTAAGCCTTACCGCGATAAACGCATTAAAACGCGCCTTGTGGCTTCCTGCTTCGCCTGGCGATGATTCGCGAGCTAGCTTGCTGTGTTGATTAATTAATTGTTTGATGTGCGTCATATCAAAATCCCAAAACATGAGGACGACCCATTAGATAAGCCGCGATTTGTAATGCGTAATAAAAGACGCCCGTTCCTAATAACATAATTATTGACCATTTGATTGTTTCAATCATTGTGATGCCCTCCATACGTCAAAACAGGCACGTTTAACGCGCTCTTGATAGCCGGTTGCATAGTCTGCAATTAAAACCACCTGTGGCGGCTTGTTGATACTGCCGAATTCGATATTAACATCTGTCCAATGCGGGTCGATGTCGTGATCGTAGTCAACGCTAAAAACCCATTCTATACCTTGATAATTTGTGCGCATATTAAATTCCTTTGTTTGTGTTTTTGCTTAACTCGTGATTAATTATACACAAAAAAAGCACCTTTGCTAAATTAATTACAATAAATTATAAATTAATTAACAATAAATTATAATTTTCTACCTAAACCGCTTTTTGTATAGCCTAACCTTTCGATTGAAAATAGCCTTAATACGCTTCAAATCATCAATGGAATAATGCCTGGGTTTGTGATCGGCTTCCACCTGCTCTACCAGTTCAACGCTCAACCGGTTAATTATTCCGATGCGCATATTAGCCACATTACCGGATAAGTATCTATTGCACCGTTTGCACTGAGCAAAAATGTTCAAAGTGTAAAACCTTAGCTCAGGTCTTGCACCTCGTGAAATGTAGTGGCCTGCATCTCTACCGCCGCCAACTTTGTCGCCAGTGTCAGCCGCATTGCAGCTAATGCACGGTTTTCCCTTGTCTCTGATTCGAATGTAAGCATTGACCGCTGCCTGGGCTTCTTTAGTGTAATCCCCGCGCGTTTTAAATGCCTGTAGTGCCACTTTCTTCTGTTTAACTAACTTGGATTGTTCTTTTTGTGCTGCGTGCTTTATAGCGCATTTTGGCGAGCATACGACTTGTGTTGAGTTCCAGGGGTCAAATGATTGTTTGCATACCTTGCACTTTTTAGGCTTCATATCCAAACATCCTCGGCTCAGGTAATGCAATGTTTAAGCTTTGGCCTAATTGCAAAATGGCATCAATAAACGCGCCATACTGCTCTTTTGTCAACTGCTCGGTTGATGTAATCACGGTTATTATTTCTCCATTGGTGTACACTTTTTCAATTAACCCTAGCTTGTGCTTAATGTCAATCTTTAGCCGTTGTGGGTCGTAGCCTATGTCTTTTGCAATAACACCTAAGCAGGCATGAGCATATTTCCTCTGCTGTGCAGTCTTACTGCATTTCGCTTCTTTAATGGTTATCTGAACCGTTTTACCTGATTTGTAGATTGACCTAGCTTCCTGTAAAGCTGTGTCGGTTATCTGTTTTAAATTGGTGGCATCTTGATTTAAAAAATAGTCCATTACATTCTCGGTGTTTTAACAGCTTTATCCATTGACCATCCCTTAACGACTCGCGATCGGATTAACTGCGGCGATATTCCTGTCATCTTGGCCCAATAGGATAATGGTTTGCCTTCGTGATACCATTTAATCGGTTTGGTTTTTGTCTTTTTTACATGAACATAATTCAGTCCAATGCCTAAAAATGCTCTTACTCTCGGGTCTAGTTCTTCGATCTGCATAACATCTCTCTTATTTTAGCTAGTTCGCTTTTGGCTTCTGTCTTGCGCTCATCAAATGTCTTGCTGCTGATTAGTCTCTCGGGTCGATATTCTTTATACATCCCTGAGTTAAGCTCATTCACTGGCTTAGGTTTGCACCAGGTTATAAACTTGCCAACACTTGGTAAAAAATCCTTATCGTCTGCCCTGGCTTGTTTTAATCCTTTATTGACTAATTCAAAATTATTGACACCGTTTTCATCCATTGCCTTTAGTAATTGTATTTTATAATCCGTTACTTGCAATTCATCTTTAAAAGCCAAGCGCCATCCAGTTTTCATGGCCGTTAATTCTCTAAAAACATAAGCTGCCACTTGTTTAAGTTCCTCTGGTACATTGTATTGTCTATCCATTGGCTTTCTTGTTACCGGCTCTTTATTGGCTTGTGATAGCACCAATGCTTTCGCTTGTTCGTTTGTAATATTCATGTTACCCCCAATAGTCCGCAAGTTCTGATGCGCTCATTTCATCAAAAGTTTTGCCTGGCGATGATATCTCATCTTCCCATCTTTTGCCGTTAATGTAGGTTGATGGGTTAGGTATAAACTTTCCGTTATCTTTAGTCCAGTCTCTTGATTGCTTTTGTAGTTCTAGCTTAGACAAAATTAAATTTAACAGATTCTGATCAGGCTTTAATTTTAACCAGGCTTTTAATGCATCTTGCTTGGCTTTCTTTTTTGGATAGTTACTGTAAAAAGACTCAAAACCAAATTGCTCAGTAGTCAGCGATTTATCGCTGTATGCTTTTATATTGGTTATTGGTTTGTGTTTTATGTTTAATGGTTTATGTTTAGCATTGCCTTCGCTATGCGTTCGCATTGCGTTCGCATTAGATGCCTTAACCTTAGACCAGCGCGCGGTTGCAGACTGTTTTGCCTTTTGACTTTTAGCGTTATAAGCATCAATTTCGCGCATAGCACGTTCGTTAATGTAACCTTCATCAGTCATTAAGAAAAACTCACTTAATACAATCGCAATGCATTCGCAATGCGTTCGCATACCAATCGCACGCGCTATATTTTCAATTTCCAAAGGTAGAGGCTTTTCGTGTAAATAAACCCAATCTAATAACCTGCGATAAGCAATGTCCTCAATCGGATCAAGGTGGGTGGTGTGTGATTTATAATCACCAATGTTAAATTGATAATAGTGCATTAGTTCGCTTCCAATTTATTGAAGGTAATGCATAACTGAGCATACTTTTCAGCTGATGCAACCGTGTTTTGTATTTCAGGCTTCACCTTTGCAAGATGTCTGCCAAACTCACTCCATGCTTTTCCTTTGTTTTGATAGTCCTCAAGTTCTTTATAAGCCTTGTTTAACAACTCTATTCCATTGTTAGCATCATTTTTTAACTTATAAAACTCTTTAATCAAAGCAACTTTAAAGCCCCTGGCTTTTTCTGAGTTACGCATCATCATAATTAAAAGAGAAGATTGCGGCTCGTCTAACACCCAATCAACAACTGGTCGGCCTTTGGTTGGTGTAATTACTTTACGCATTTCAAATGCCGAAACTTCTCTAAAGTCCGCACCATACTTTTCGATCATATCTGAGACTGATTTTTTATTAACGCCAATACCGCGAGCAATAACGCTAGCGGTTGTAGTTGGCGTGCCATCTGTAACTTTAACTAAACTGTCCATAGATAAACTCCCTTATTGAGGTTTTATTATAAAACAATTTAGATGAGTTTTAAAGGTTTTGTAAGAAAAGTTTATAATTTGCCACGGTGCAACTCTCGTTCCAGCGGTTTTTAACCTTTAGCTTTTCGGTCTCGATTCTAATGCCATCACGTTTTAGGTCGTGAATTCTCGCACCAAGCCGATAAATGCCAAGCTCTTGCCAGGCGGTTAATGGATCAATCTCACCATGCTCTATAAGCCAATTGAATAATCGCTCTTTCTGTGTCATAACGCCTCCTTTGTTCATGACTTATAATACATAAAACAATCACAAGTTGCAAAATAATTTGCACATGGTTAATTTTTAGGTATAATTAAGCTGACGCAAACAAAAAAGGAGTTTAGCGTGTTAACCATAGATCAGATTAAAGAAAGGTTGCAGGATCGCAAGTTGATTGCTGTAGCAAAACGAAGCGGGGTTAGTTACCGTACATTAATTAACTTGGTAAAGGGTGAAACAAAGCCAACTTACGGCACACTAAAATTATTAAGTGACTACCTAGAAGGGAAACAGTATGAGCGCAATCAGTAAAGCCTTAGTGCAGGCTCAAAAGAATTTCGGCAAGGCGTTAAAAACGTCATCAAATCCGCATTTTAAAAGCCGCTACGCTGACCTATCGGCTGTAGTCGAAGCGGTTATTGATGGCCTACATTCTGCCAATATCGCATTAATTCAAAAGACCCACGAAGTGCAAGGCGGTGTTCAAGTTGAAACCATCTTTTTGCATGAATCAGGTGAGGAATATTCGGCCGGTATTTTATTTGTCCCTGCTGTCAAGCAAGATGCGCAAGGTTATGGATCGGCATTAACTTATGCCCGCCGCTATTCATTAATGACCGCTTGCGGTATTGCGCCAGAAGATGATGATGGTAACGCAGCAAGCCAACCACAACGACAAGCAAAATCTGCTGCCCCTGCTATGAGTATTGAGCAAGCGCAATCGGTTTTAGAAATGGCGACCACCTTGCCTGAGTTGCAAGCCGCCTGGGGTCAAGTGCCTGCTCAACATCGCAAGGCCTTGATGCAAATTAAGGATGCTAAAAAAGAGGAGTTATCTAATGCACAACAATGAAACCCAACGCACTGACGATTGGCATAATGATCGGCTAGGCATTCCAACGGCTTCACGTTTTAAGGATATAATGACCGACCCAAAGACAAAAGCTGATAAGGAAGCGGGCGTGTTATCCCAAACAGCTCAGTCTTATGCTTTAGAGTTGATTGCCGAGCGTTTAACAGGCCTTAGTAAAGACTTTTCATCTGCCGCGACCGATTGGGGTAATCAATACGAATCTGTTGCTGTAGGGGCTTATATGGAATCTACAGGTAATGAAGTTTTAGAATGTGGCTTTGTTCGCCATAAGACAATTGAAACCGGTGCAAGTCCTGACGGGTTGATTGGATTAGATGGTGGCATTGAAATTAAATGCCCATTTAACACTGTAAACCATTTAAACAACGCATTAAACCTTGATATACCAAAAGAGTATTATGCGCAAGTTCAGGGTCAAATGTGGGTCTGTAATCTTGAATGGGTAGATTTTGTTAGTTTTGACCCGCGCATTGATGGGCCGGCGGGCTTGGTTGTTGTTCGAGTTGAGCGCGATCAGGATTACATAAACAAACTTGAGCAACGTATTATTTCTTTTAACGATTATATTATTACCACATTAGCCAAATTGGAGGGCTTTTAAAATGTTAGCAAAAATCAACCACCTATTTAGACTTACTCGCGATATGGAATTATCTGTTTCTCAATCAGGCATGGCAGTCGGCTCTATGGGTCTGGCTTGTTCTGAGAAATATAAGGATAAAGAAAGTCAATTATTCTTAGATGCCAAATGCTTCGGCAAGGTTGCTGAAATCCTACAGCAATACGCAGGCACGAAAGGCACGCAAGTCATGCTATCGGGTAAACTACAGACCGAACAATGGGATGATAAAAACACCGGCCAAAAACGCAGTAAGATTGTGATGATTGTCGAGGGATTTGACTTTGTAAGCGGTGGCAATCGCGATCAGCAGCAACGACCGGTACAACAAAACAATCAGCCGCAATACCAAGCTAACGACTTTGATTCAATGGATGTTCCCTTCTGATGAACCTTGCTGATTTACCCCAGGCCGAACGTGATGCTATTGAAGCGGATAAACAGGCCTGGTTTAAAGCCTATAAGATGCTAACCACTATGAGCCGTGCGCAAATAGTGGCGGCTCTTGATCGCATGGATGATTCGACTGATATGCGCAGGCGATTAAACGCCATGAAAGGTAAGTATAGAAAGTAGTCTATACATCAACCCAAAATCTAGCTAAATCCCTATTTTTAATTTTATCAATACTGAGCAATAATTATATCAAGCCTGCAATGAAGCGGGATTTTTTAACGGAGGAATCATGTTAACACTAACCTATAAAGTAAAAACCGATGAGCTTGGCACGCAGTGGGATTGGCCCATTCGCCACTGGCAAATATTCTTAATCAACGAATTGGGCTTTGATGATACCAAGCCAATTAATGTCGAATTAACGCCCGATTATTGGGCTTTCACTCAGGAAAAATAATATGAATTTTGAAGCAACGGAGTTAGGCACGGATTACACGTTCACCGATATGCCAAAGCAAGCACAAGAAATTGCCTTGCAGGTGATAGCAGAATGCAAAGGTTGTGTTAATCCTGAGCGGTGCATTGTACGCGAGTTGGATTGTAACGCCGATTTTAGGGATGCAATATCCATGCGCAACTTTGATATTTACCCCCGCCAGGTTGATGTGGTGATTAGGTATTACAAATATATGAACGAAAACAAGGTGACAATATGACCAAGTTCAGTTATTTAACCGATGCACTTGGTGAAGCTGAGTTTAGGGCCGATACCGAAAAGACAAAAATGGTTGTGTACTATTTAAAAGGCGGCTATCGAGTTGCGCCATTAGGCAGCGTTAAGGTTAGGGCATTAGAAACCATCAAGCCAAGCAGTGTTGCTTTGCGCTGGGGTCGTAAGGCCATCTTATGAGTGCGATTAATCCTGAGCATTATAAAGTCGGTGGAATTGAAACCATCGACTACATGAAAGCCAAGTCTACACCCGAGGAGTTTCGGGGCCATTTAAGACTAACCGCCATTAAATACCTGAGCCGATACGGCCACAAAGACAATCAACTGCAGGAATTAAAAAAAGCTAAATGGTATTTGGATCGGTTGATTACAGAAATTGAAGCAGGATAACTAATACGCAAATCCGTATATTTTTAAACTTATACTTAATAGGGTATAACTATGGAATCAATAGAGTTAAAGTCTTATAGGGGAGCGTTGACGGGTTTACTGCAACTTATGCATGATTTAAACCACGTCATTTTCCTTGAAGATGATGAAGGAGTGTTCGAGATATTGGGTTACTGCCACAAGCAGTCTTGGGAAGAGGCTAATGAGTCCGATCTATTAACCTATAAAAGAAACCTCGCCCACCTTATCTATAATGTTAGAGAGCGTGAGATAATCAAGAAACACAAAGCACCTAAAGTTTAAAGAGAGGAAATTATTATGCACGACTTTACTTATGAAATTCTACGCAATGGCGAAACGCTTTGGGCTGAAATGACACATTATGAATTTTACCCGCCAACAACTAATTGCCTTGCAACCGCTGTATCACCGGATGAGTATTTTGGCGATGAAGATTATGATTACCAAGTAACCAATGAATCGCATCAAGTCGTTGATGAGAAATTGACGGCTAACGAATTGGGCGAAATGCTTAATGAGTTTTATAAATACATGGAAGGTCGTAATGAGTAAACGTAAACCGAATAATATGGCAAGGCGCGCAAATGCCCTCAGTGCGACTTTAATCAAAGGAATGGCAATCACATGGGTTGCAAGTGATAAAACGGATGGTGTGGCCTTATCGGAAGCCTGGCATATAAAATCAGGCAGGAGAGTGAATGTGCAGGCGTCTTTATATCGTGCGTTCACTGAAACAAAAACCAACTGGCAGATTTACTGCGCTGTGTTTTGTCGCGATCAAACTAATGAGCAATATGTTCAAGGTATTTGGATAAAGACTAATGAGCGATACTGTCAAGCTGATTTAGCGGATTATCTGAATGAAGCGCATACTACCCTATGGAATGAAGCCAACGCTAATCACAAAATGAATCTAGGGTGGGTTGCTTATCCTGATACGATTGAGCGCAGTGATGAAGATGCTATTGCGTTATTAGAAAAGCGCGACTGTTGGCAGGTCTTAGCTCCCTGGGAAGCTGTGGCTTAGTTAGTATGGTTGTGGTGTCGTTTAGCGCAAGCGGCATCGCAAAACAGTTTGTTACCGTCTACATCTTCACCACACCAATGACAATAACCAGCTGGCTTAATCTTAGGCTCAGGCTTGCGATAGATTAACGCCCTATCAAGTTGGCGTTCAACTTCTATCTGAGCGCGGTCTATTTCATCCATCAAAGTGTCTCAGGCGCGACTGTACCGCTCGAGCAGCGACCAGTGTTGATATTGTACGTGATCCGTTCTGCAAATCGTAACGAGCGGTATCCATGATTTTTGGCGTAAGAGTCTCTAGGGATTAGAGTTGTGTGCTGTTTGACTAATACACCGCTAATATCTATTTCTTTGTGATGATGTTTGTCGCCTGTGTGTATCTCTCTAAACTTGGTTTGTCCCCATGCCTTTGGGTATTCGGTAGCAAAATATAAAGGCAAATCATCTAGCTTTTTGCCGTCACCGTGATACCAGCCAAGCATTAACTGACCTTGACTGTAACAGTTGAAATAATAATTGCCATTAAGTATCTCTAGGCGGGTTTCTTTTTCATATACCTGCTGTAATAGCTTCTTAATCCAACTGGCTTGATCCTCGTCATGGTTGCCACGCACAACAGACAAAACGACCTTACTATGTGTCTCAAGTGCATAATCGACAATTCGCCTTAATGTCGCAATCGCAACATCTAACGCGCCATCCCAGTCGCCATCAATATCTAAAATGTGTCCTGATTTGGGCGTCACGGGCTTTCCACCATTACAATGCATAATGTCACCTAGTAAAGCGATAACGCAAGTGTCGGCTTTAGGTGAGCCGTCAATCAGTGTTTTATAAACGCCCCATAAGGTTTGTTCGGCTCGCTTTAAATCCCAACGGTCGGTCTCTGTTTCGCCTGCGGCATACATTCCAATGTGAGTATCGGTTAAGGTTATTAAATTGACTAGGTTTTCGTTTTGTGGTTTGGGCTTTTTGATCGGTGGGTATTTTGGAAGTGACTTGGCTAATGCATCAATGGCTTGCTCGATTAACTTCGCCATTTGGTCTTTATCAGGCTCGCTAATTACCCATCCGCTCGTGTTCTCGCCATCCCTAAAATACTTGGATATGCGCTTAATACCAAAACCCTCAGGCACTTTCATTCGAACGCCAGTGATGTCGGTCTCTTGCTTGGCTTTGTTTGCTTTGACCCGCTGAATCGTCTTGTAAACATTACGCTCGGCAATACCTACATTTATAGCGGCTTGTGATATGGTTGGCGCATCAATGATAGCCTGAATTACCCTGCGTTGTGCATCTGACACACAATATTCTAATAAGTCCTGCATAACGCTCCTTACAGATTAATAACGCCAACTAACTGGTGTTGTGGATCGTGTATCAACGTGAACAAATCCATTGCCAAGCGCGATCCCAGTAAACCCAAGTTCATAGGCGTTCTTTTGGATAATATAAGCTTGATGTCCATTAGTAACACGAATATCAGCCGCTATACCTTGCGCATGAGTGCCAGGCTTTGCTTTCTTGGCTTCGATTGGGTGGGTTGCATCACGATAGCCTGATGTGATAAAAAAAGGAAAACCGCAAGCATCTCTCAAGCGGTCGATCATCTCTAAAAAATTAGGTTGCATTTTGTTTTTGCCAGTATGTTTGCAGTCAAATTCATGCTTTTTAAAATTTTTGACTAAATCCCAGTTAACCATAAACTCTATCCTTTTGCATTAAAACTGGAACAATTACATGACGGTATGAAGCTCTACTCAATACCAAAGTTATAGCAGTTCTACTGACACCAAAATAATCTGCAATATAGCTGTGTTTCAAGCCAGAATTTCTTAAATTAAAAACTTCTACTACTTGCTCGTCTGTTAATTTATTCATTCCGCCATTTTGACCAACTCTTAATCCTGTTCTTAATGCGTGCCGATTATTATGCTTAACATCGCACCACTCTAAATTATCTATATGGTTGTTTGATTTATTTCCATCAATATGGTTTATAAAGTCCTTTCCATCCTCTTTAATTAAAAACATTAACCCAATCATTCTATGAACTCTTGTGGTTCTATATCTGTTTCCAATTTTTAATGACAACAATTCATACCCATCTCTATCGGTGTGAGTTTTCATTCGCATATCATTTTGGTTAAAAACCTTACCATCAACGGTTATAAAATAATTTGTCGGACTGTTGGTAATAGGATCTACATATCTTTTTTTAAATTCTTGCATAGTCTGAATCCTCAACTATATTGAATCATAAATGTGTTGTGGCAATGGGTGATTCAATTCCACTTTCAGCCGCTAAACCTAGCCACAAAAATAATTATATCATCTCCCAGCCGTGTAATGGATCGGGATAAGGTTTAGATTCAAATCCCTCATGTAGCTTGATTGATTCGATTAAATCGTTCATCTAGTCACCTAAACCGTGATTAACTAGAAACGCTATGACGGCCGCAAGTGCGACCCAAATAACCCGCTCGACCCATGCCACTTTAGATTCTTGACCCACGCCATCTTTTTCGATGTCGGTAACTCTAACTTCAAGCTGATTGTGTTTGCGGTCGTAAGAGTCCATTCGATTAAACAAAGTAATCATTCGCTCCTCCATGCGCGCTAAACTGACCACCGCATCGGCTAATTTATCTAGCTTGCCCTCGATTCTGTCTAGTCGGCTATTGTCTTGCGGTGTCATAGTCGCTCCTTTAATCACCTAATTCATCAATTACTTTTAGCTTCTTGCCTTTAAGCTGGCTTAGTACATCCTGCACGGTTTCCTCAACAACCTCGTTAGTTGTGTATGAGCGAATCTTTTCTAGTCCATAAATCACAAGGCGGGTCATAAACCTTTCAGCTAATACCTTGAATGCCAGCTTACCTACTAAGGACAGAAATACTTCCTTGAGTAAGTTGTAAACAATATTGGTCATCATAATGTCTGCTCCAGTTTTTTTAATTCTTTTTGTTTTGCAAGTTCAGAATCTTTTTTCTTGTGCTTAATACACCCAAAATCATCCTCGTATAAATTTTTTGGTAAATATCCAAAAACACAATCAGACAATTTATCCTTGCCAATTAAAAACTTGCAACTTTTGCAAGTCATCATAATGTCTGCTCCAGTTATCTAATCTCGTCGCGCCATGCTTGACGGTCTGCAATGATTTCAGGTTTGTCTTTATCGTAATCACTTAAAGTGACGTAATCTGTACTTGCTAATTTGTTTTTTAGTTCAGCAATCTTTTGCAAAGTCTCTGAATTGTCGGGCTCATACGCTGGCACTGGTGGCAACTCAATAGGCTCAAAGTCTGCTCTAGTAAACCCGAAAGCTTCAATAGCGTCATTCGATTCAATCAATACCCACTGTTCTAGGTCATCGTTTTTCTGTAGTTCAAAAAGAGTCCCTCTTAATGCTGACATAAACTGGTCGTACTCAGGAGTACCTTTTACAGCATCTAAATCTTCTCTTGTGTTAATAATCATAGGTTATCCCCTAATCCTAGTTTTATTTTTAAATTATAAGCGTTGCTCCACTTTATGTGTCCTAGCCAAGCAGCTTTAAATTTTCTTAACGCTTCTGCATCATCTTCTTTTTTATATCTAAGAATTTTCTTTTTTGCCCTAGATACAGAGTCTTTTCTAATTAACTTATAGTTTTTCCATATCCTGTATCCGAGAAAATTTATCCCTCTTGACACTGGCGATACTTGCCATTTACTTAGACCCATACCCATTGACTCAATAGAAAACTCTTTTATAGACTTTTGAATAATTTTTAAATCTTTTGGGCAGTTACCTAAAACAATAACATCATCCATGTACCTAACCCAGTCGCGCAAACCTAACGTATAGAACAAGTGCTTATCTAATATGTTTCCATAAATGTTAGCAGATAACTGACTTGTAAGCCACCCTATTTTTACACCAACACCAGTACCTAATATTGTTTTTATTAACCTTAAAGTTTTTCTGCATTTAATCTTCTTTTCTACTTCTTTTAACAATATAGAAATGTCTATTGATGCAAAATACTTACTGTAATCTGTTTTCAAAAAATACTTGTAGTCTTCACTTCTAAGTTTGCTCTGTATAAACTTAACACCACCATGTGTTCCCATACCTGTTCTGCAAGCGTAGCTGTTAGGTAAAAAAGTTTCTTCAAATATTGGTGTAATAATATTACATAAAGCGTGTTGAACTAATCTATCTCTAAACTCTAATGCTTCTATCTCTCGCTCTTTTGGTTCGTAAACCGTAAACTTTCTACTAGGTTGCAAAACATAAGTTTCATCGACTAACTCTTTTTGTATTTGCAGTAAATTATATTCTGCATATTCTTTAAACCGTAAATAACCAATTGTTGATTTTTTTCCAAGACTTGTTTTCTTGTAGGCTAATCTAAGGTTTTCTATCGTTACTATTCGGTTAAATAAATCACCTTTTCTTTTTGGCATAAAGTCGGCACCATTTTTCAATAAATTACTAAATGTTCTACCGAACCTATAAGTGTGTTCCCCTAAGGAGGATAAAAACGGCTGACCACAAGGTCGGGAAATAACGCCTTAGCAATTACTTACCGATAAACTATCGTCACAGCGGCAACGCAGCGAGATGCCGTTGTCGGAGTCGGAAGCTGAGCTGCTCCAGTTCGAGGAACGAGAACCAGCATTAGACCCATTGTTCCAGTTCGCACCAAGTAGCGAAGCATTGCCCATTTTTACCCCTGTTTTTTCTTGCTAGAAATCCACTTACCTAATATAGAACCTACCTCAGCCATTAATGCTTGGGCAGTTTGTTCTTGATGTCGGCTCATACATTTTCTATTAACAAGAAATCGCATCCAGTATCGTAGATTTGCTAGTTGTGCATCTATTAAATACAACTTACTTACTAGACCTGTTTTTCCAGCAATCATCATGTCTGATGGAACACTGAGCAGGTCTGCTAGTATTAAGTTTTTTGCTACCCCGTGCTTTCTAGGAACACTTTGCAGTATGGGGTATAGGTAGTTAATAAACTTTTCATACTTCTCTACGATAAACATTTGGTTGTTTAAGTCTGTCATAATCTACCGTTCGCTTTCGCTCACTCAATCAAGTTGCAAGTGGTCACAGCGGCAACGCAGCGAGATGTCGGTGGCGGAGTTGGACGCTGAGTTGCTCCAGCGCGAGGAACGAGAACCAGCATCAGACCCATTGTTCCAGCTCGCACCAAGTCGCGAAGCATTAGGGGCGTTATACTCAGAACCAAAGCCTTCCGTGTTTGCGTTCCAAGAAGCCCCTGCAAATGGCCCACCTCTATCCTGCGCCCAAGTCCACAAGTTGCCCGTGGCTTGCATGACACCCCACTTAGATGTCCTAGCGGCATCAAGACCTGTATTAACGGGGTCACTACCTCTCGAAGTTGCTTCAGTAACACCATACATCGCAGCCATAAACTCAGGCTGTGTGAATGCTGATTTACCGTACACAGCAGATATAGACATTGCTTCAAACCAAGTCAAAGACCCATAAGTAGTTGAGCCATTGCCCCCTAAAGCCGCTGGGATAATTGGTGGCGTACTTCCATCTGCAATGGGTCTGCCAAATCGGCTTGTGCCATAAACATCGGGGTTGTTGTTAAGCAAATAAATGTCTGACCAAAACGTTCCTGCTACACAAGTCATCCCTCTTGGGTCATTACAAGCAGGCTTGTATTTTAAATCCCAGAATGAATACTCGTTGATTTGTGGTGTTGAGTTACCACCCGATTGACCTGTAGCATTACCGCCTGGAGCGTAATGGAAACCACCTATTTTTCTAGAACCTGTTGCAGGCGGTGTTGTATGGTTGTTTGTTGCTTGCAACGTACCATCAGTATTCAACCAAATAGCGTAATCTGTTCCTGTGACGGCACTTGGCATAGATACCACAGTTCCTGACGCAATGGTTAGGATTAACCCACCAACTTCTGCGTAAAAAGTTTGATTAGTTGATACTGTAAAGTTACCTGTCTTGTTAAACAAAGGTGTGTTTTTAACTGTTTTAGAAAAATAATCTTTTGCTAAAAGCTGACCAATATCTAACGTGTAAACTGTTCCCGCTTCGTTCGGCAATCCGCTGTTAGGGGCGTGTACGATGTTTTGAGCATCAACACTTGCTGCGGCTGTCTCAGCATCGTCTTTAAACCCTTCGGCTGCTGTAGCACTGTTAGCAGCAGCACTAGCACTGTTACTTGCATTAGTTGCACTTGTACTTGCAGCACTGGCTGAGTTAGCTGCGGCTGTTTCCGAATCGCTTGCATTGCTTTCAGATGTAGCGGCATTGTTCTCAGAAGTTAATGCGGCACTGGCTGAGTTAGAAGATGCGGTAGCACTGTTGGCACTAGCTGTTGCGCTGTTAGCAGAATTAGTAGCACTATTAGCACTAGCTGTTGCTGAGTTGGCAGAGGCTGTTGCGCTATTGGACGCCGCGGTTGCGCTATTCTCTGCATCAGTTGCGGCTTGTGGTGCGTCTATGATCGCTTGAATGTTATCGGCTGCCGTATTAACATCGGCAATATTATCCGCAACGGTTTCAACGTCTGAAAAGTTTTGACCGATCGTGATGATGTCCACGCTGTCAATTAGGTAAACGTCTGTCCACTGGATTGAACCCTGCGCACCAACGGCTTGCACGTTATAAACGCCAGGGTTAGCATAAAACTTCGCAAAACCCTCGCTACTGGCATTAAATGGATTAGCTAGGCCTGTGTTACCTGCCGCATCAGAAAACAGTGTGACGATGCCACCTGTTGCGGTATCGGTAACAGTAACCTGCGCATTAGGGATAATGTCCCCTTGGTCATTAACTACACTTCGTTGAAATACGGGTAATGCCATCTTATACTCCTAGCGTAGGCCATTCTATTGTTTCAGGGTAGCCGTCTTGGTCTGTAATATCAAGTAAGGCTTGGCGATAATCTTTATAGGCTTGTTGTTGGTCTGCTGTTAGGTCGTTCCAACGTAAGGGATTGCTGACTACTGGGTCAACGATTGTTTCAAGTAGTTGCTTGCGTTTGGCACGGGCTTGCTGGTCTAATTCTTCAACTGTTGGCGGTGGTGGTGGCACATAGGCAGCCACTTTGTCATTAGCTTTGATATGCTTAAACAGTTCGCGGCCGTGTTCTTCGCAGTCGTCAGGCGATGCGGTAAATGGAATCCAGCCGTGGTCAGGGTGTTCAATCTCGCAATCTATTGAGCCGTTTTCTGTGTATATTGGGTTTTTGTAGTTCATGCTTTATTCCTTATGATATGCGCAGGAAAAGGGTTGTTCTTTCCGAGTCGCTACTGAGCCCTCCTACAGTTCTTCCCATGGATCGCCATGTTCCGACAGGTGTTGGACTACCAATAAAACCGCCATCAGCGTTAGAATAACGAAGTTCAGAGCCAGAAATCGTGCTACCTGGGCCTAAGCTTGTAAAAGTAGTGCAAAAAGCATAGCTTCCCACAGCACCAGCTCCTGCGCCTGCTGTTCTCGCTAGTACGTTTGCGGTTGTCATTTGTTCATTGCTTGCGATTTTAGCCGTAGTAACATTTCCGTTTGCAATCTTGGCAGTGGTCACTGCGCTATCAAATAATCCTGCTGTTTGCACGGCTGGGCCAGTTTGCCCTGCTATCCTTGGCGCACCTGCGGCACCTTCTGCAATTGCGATCGGGTTATCTCTTAGCGCAAAGGCATCAACTGAGCGGGCTGGGCTGCCTGGCTCTAGGCTTGTATTAGCAACATTTGTCCACGTGGCCATTTTTTAACTCCATAAGTAGGCATCATCGCCATCTATTTTACCATCATTATCACTCCACCACATACCGTTTGCTTTTTCTTGTTCGGTTGCGTTTTCGTATGTGGGTGCATTTGATACCATCCAACGCCCTGGTCTAAAGTCTAGGTCAAAATCAAACTTGACCGCTTCAATCTCAATGACTTCGCCTGGTACAACTTCTTGTAGGCTTGTGACTTGGTATCGCTGTGTAATTTGTTGGCCGTTAAAATCAACAAATCCTCTATAGTCTATATCAAAAACACTTGCCACATCAACCGCGCCACGGTCTTTTGCATCTAATCTAAACTTTAACCTAACGGGGTTGTTGCGATACCGTGCCAATATACGAGCGGATAGGATATTGATTTGGGTTTCATTGACAATCCAAGGCGAATAAACCTCGTACACTTTGCGCTGACCATATTCAATATCGCTTGCGGCTGTAGGGTCTAATCTTAATACCGTTCTTAGATAGCTTTCGCGCTCGTTGACTTTTTCAACGGGATTTTTTAAACGATAGCTTACCCAGGCTTCACTAATGCGTTCTTGGTCATCTGATTTAAGCGATACGGAATTTTGTAATAAATGGTCATCTTCGTTAAATACGACCGGCTCATCAAACTCAGGTGCAACGGCCTTAAATTTAATTTCTTGTTCGACCTCATCCCACCATATGAAAAACAAAAACTGCTCAGATAGCTCACCTAGTAAGGTAGTGATACCGATCGGCTCAGATAATAATCGCGTGCCAACAATGCCCGTAAACCACGTGTTAGCTTCGGCCTGCCATTCGGATAGCGGGATGAAGTTGGTGTCAATATCGCCATAGGTCGTTAATAGGTCGTAGGCAATCACATCGGGTCGTTCGTTAATATACTCTAAGCAGGCCTGCACGCTGTCGTCTGCATCGTGATCGCTGGCTTCGGTGTTATCGCTTGCTCTTACGCAGCCACTAAAGACTAAGTCACCACTTCCATTAACTGTAACGCTTGAGTATCTTATAAGTTCGTCACCAATACGAATCGCTTTTGTGTTGCGCTGTTGGTAGTTAGCCAAATCGCCATTAGTGACCGTGATTGTAGTTGCGGTTTCTGTAATGTCTGATAATAATCGGCCTGTGGATAATGCAGGGGCTTGGGCTTTGTCATCATCAGCAAGTCGTAAAATGTCTTGCGCTTTAATCTGCACATTGCCACGGCTGTCCGGTAGGCTGATGGATTCGATTACATAATGGCGCGTTTTCATCTCAGATAAAGTCTGGCCGTAGTAACCATCTTTGACCCGTAAGGCACGACCATTATAAAACGGGTTGCGTCTTATCCACTTAGCCCAAAACGTGCCACGCTCTAGCGGGTCGTAACTTCTATCGGATAAGTAAGGGTCAACCAAGTTATCGCCGTGTGGGTGATCAGCTAATCGGATATTAACCTGAGCTCTAACGCCTAATGCTTTCTCACGACCTGGACGGCCGCCAATATTAACCTTAGTTGGATTTGTGCTTACTGATTGCACTGATGGAATTAAATACTCCTCATTAGGCAAATCGGACTGACTGGCCGCAAATCGCAAGGTTAAAGGCGTGCCAAGGGTATAAGCATCTCGCACTTGGCAGGTAGCTAGGGTGTTATAACATTTAGCGTTCCCTGTACCTGTAGCTGTACACGCGCCAACACCGTACACCAATGCGCAACGGTCTTGATCCATTTCAATGACTTGTACTGGGATGCGACCTAAACTATCCGGCACTTTTATAACCCTCCACGCTCATAGACACCTGCATTAAATCACGTGTGCCAGTATTTGACGGCTGAATGTTATTTGTTGCCATGCAATACGCCACTTCATTAGGAAAGGTGATCGGACGCCATGCAATAAAGAAAGGATTAGCTTGTGGCACGGATTGCACGAAGTCATCAAAGTTGTTTCGATACCAACTCGCACTTAGGTTATTCCATTCAAATGATGTTCCGTAACCTTGACGCTGTAGGCTTGAGCCTAAAAACTGGCCGCGCTCTGATAGGTTAGGTCGTACGGTGTGAATAGGGCTTAGGGTGATAGGTGAATGCCCGCCATAGATAGGACGTTGCATCGCCAAAGCCTTGCCTAGTTTTATCGCTCTGATGTCCGGATTGTTTCCGCCTATGACTAATCGATAGTAGCGTGTGCTTGCTAGTTCAAATAAGGCCATGCTAGCGGTTTCTTCATTGGCTAAATTAAAGGTAGTCAACAAGGTGTAATTGCTTTCATCGGGTGATGAATAAACCTCAACTAATCCAACGCCATTTACCTGCATCGCTAAATAGTCAACTTCTTGTGGACCAAGGCAATCGATGTCAATAGTAGCGGGTATCGCACTGGGTCTATAGCGTTCAAAAGTTGCTGGATTTTTAACATTGATTAAAGGGAAGCCAGCCAAACCTGCCGTGCCAGTAATTACAGCATTGGTTAATACTGTTTTATACCCAATGCGAGCATGGGTCAACGGTTGGTCTAATTGTGCCTGTCCTAAAACAAGTGCGCTTGATATAATTACTGCCATTTCTTACCCCTGTAATAGAACCGAGCCGCCCCTGCGTTGATAATCGAGCAGCTCCTCAGCAATCTGTGCCACCGCATCACCGCTAAATAAACTTGCAGCATTAAGACCTTGAACCGTTAGCGTGCCACCTGCGGGGCCTTGTTGTGGCGTTTCCACTGGTTGGCTTTGCTGTGTAATACTTGTTGTCGGTGTTGAAGCGGTTGTACCACCTGAGACTGATCCACTACCACCAATTTGCGTTGATCTAATACTTGCAATCTGTGCACCCGTTGCGGCTAAAGATGCGGCAGCAAAAGCGGCACCAACCGCAGGGTTGCCACCAGAAACACGCAAGCCACCTTTAAACGCATCAACCGCGGCTTCATGGCCAGTCATAACAGCATTAGCAATTGCAGCGGCTTTACCGATGGCAAACAATTCACGACTGCCGGTATTCATTAACACGCTTAAATTTGCAAAAGCCTTTGATGTTTCTTCAATTTTCGCTTTATGTTTTGCCTTCTCTATAGCTTCCTCGGCTCGTGCGGCTTCTTCTGCGCGCATCTGCGATTCGTTAGCATACTTTTCTTCAAGCATGGCTTTTTTATTTAGATATTCTTCTTCACTCAATAACTTATTTTCATGAGCAAGGGCTAGTGATTCAAGTTCTTTTTCTAACTGCTCCGCCGCTATTTCTTCTTTTGTTAAGAAATGCTCTTGATCAATCTCAAGTAATTTTGCTTTAAGGTCTCGTTCAAGGTCCGCTTGGGCTTCCAATTCTTCTGCATAGGCTTCATGAAACTCTTTTAGATGCTCAAGATATAACTCGTCTTGTGCGATCCTATCCCGCGCCATCATCTCAGCAAATTCGGCATTGGTTTCCGCCATTTTTTCAAATGACTTTTCTATTTCTTCAAACTGATCTTCTGTCCCCCATTCAGCCTGAGAAAATTTACTTTGTAGGCTGTCAACTTCTTGACCCGCAACCCGCAGCTGCTCTTGTAAATCTTTGTAGTAATCACTTGTTTTAACTAGCTCAAGCTGTTCTTCTGTTAACCCTTGAGTTAAGTTATTAATAGCCAGGCTTAAATTTTCATAACGCGATTGAGCCGCTTCAATTTGAATATTAACAACACGCTGGGCCGTGCTAATCTTTTCGGCTTCTGTGGCTATGTGGCCATACTTCACTGCCCATTCTTCGGCAGTTAAAAATAAATCTTCGATTGCACTACCAAGCGAAGCGATACCAGATATTGTTATTCCAATTAAGCCGCTGTTGGCGTTACCTATTGCAGCAAATGTCTTATCCCATTGATCAGAAAGGTTTGATAGTTGACCGCCAACTGTTTCCATTTGACGCGTCATACCACCGGCAAAATTTGCTTCACCTAACTCAATTAAATACTTTTGGATTTCATTGGCGTTTTTATTAATGGTAGTTGTTACACCGCCAAAAGTTAATGCGACCTGGTCACCTTGTTGGCTTGCTCTGATACCAAACTCTTTTAAACGCTCAAACTCACCTGTAGCAGCATCAGCAACGGCTTCAACCATTTGGTTAAGTGATTTACCCATGCTTGACGCAGTGTCGCCATAGGATCGCAAGGCTTCCTCAGACGGCTTTAGGCCTAATGCCTGCATCTTAATAAAGGCATCTGTAACTTCGGTTAAGGCGAATGGGGTTTCGGACGCGAATAGCTTTATTTGGTCAAATGCTTCTGCGGCGGCTTCTGTTGATCCTGTAACGGTAACAAGGGAAGCTTCTAGCTTCTGAAACTCTGCCGTAACATCAATTATTTTACCAACGCCCTCAAGGGTTAAATAAGCAGCTGCCAACGCGCCTATTCTCTTTATAAGGCCGTCTATGCTCATTCCGGTTTGGTTAAATGATGCTTGTGCTTGCTGCGCACCGCGATCCACGCCAGCTAGGTTTTTATTAGCTTGCGTGCCAAACTCTTTGGTTTTATTGGTGGCACTATCAATTCCACGGTCTAGTCCTGTAGTGTCTGCCGTGATTTTAACCTTTATGCCGCCAATTTCCTCAGCCATCTATAGCACCTTTATAATCTTGATATAATTCTTCTAGCCAGTCATCGTTTGAGTTGTGTCTTGTTTTTGCCCAAATAACCGACTGTATCTCACCTAGTGTCATTTTGCGCACTTCGCTTGGTGTAATGCTTAAATCAGATACCGCTATTCCGTACAACTCACGCCAATCTATTTCGCTTGACTCGGTCGGCTTGTTGGCTTTTTTTTTGATTGCTCAACTGGTGCAGGTAAGCACCCTTGTAAAATTGCAACTGCGCTTGGAAATGCCGTTAATCCACCACCGGTCTCACTAAACACATCGGCAACGGTTGTTTTTCCACCTGCAAAGTTAATCGTTTTGGCGATAATCTCACAAGCTAAACCGCTAGGCAAATCTCTATTACTTGCACGGATCAGCATTTGCGACAAACTGCGCCCATCACCTTGTTCAAGGTAATTAATAAATTCAATAGTAGGTGTGACCTTATAAGTCTCGCCTTGATACTCAATTTCAATCTCTTGCCAGATTGCTGCCATACTAATTCCTTTTGCTAAAAAAGGGGCTTGCGCCCCAACGGGTTATACTGTCGCTTTTAATACTGCGCCTGTAGATGAATAGGCAGCAGTGAATGTCATCGCTTCATTATAAGGCATTGACTCACTGTAGCTTGACTGGAAAAAATCACCAGTAACAGTGTATGTGCCAAAGTCAAAAACGATTTCCTGCACTAGGTTTGAACCTAAGGCAATATCCATCAAGGTCGAACCAAAGGATAAACCTTCAACTGAAACCTCAACATTCTTTTCACCTGGCTCGTCTAGCATACGCTGAATGCCATCATCGCCATCAGATGTTACATTGATGCCGCTGTTGTTGATTGTTAATGACTTGGTACGTGCTGTTGCAACCACCACGCCATCAATTTCAATACTGACCTTTCGGCCTAACTGCTCATTCGCCATTTTGGTTTCCCCCTTATGACTTAAATAGATTTAAACGAAAACGCTGCACCCCATGGCGTGTTATGCCGTTAGGGTCTAAGAAACTATCGGCAAACTCAAAAGTGCAATTGATTAAATTATACCCTATAACAGATAGTTCTGCTCGATGCAATAAATCATAAATCTGTCCTTGAATAGTCTTAACCTCGGCCTTGCCTTGATAATCGGACCAAACATGAAGCGTGATTGTTGTATCGAACCCTGTTTGGCCATCGGTGTCCCACTCGATTAAGGTGTCATCACCAATAACCACATAGGGCTTTGGTTGATTGTCTGGTACACCGTCAAGCACTGGGATGCTTAGGCCATTGTTTAGCTTTAGGAATATTGCTTTTTGGATTTCTATTGCGCCACTCATGAGACGGCCTTTTTAATTAGGTTGATAATGTCGCCTTTGTTCTTTTCCAATGCGGGGATTAGCCAAGGTCTAGCAGCCATCCTAGATGTGCCAAACTCTAAATACTTGCCATATTGTAGATTAGTTGACACTTCGCCATTGGTTTTACTAAACAAAAACTTAATGCTGCGAACAAGATTACCCCTATCTGAATTAGGCGCATAGCCTGGTGCTGCTGCTATGTGCGGGTAAGGCGTCCTATTTACTGTGTAGCGTGTAACGCGCGTTCCTGGGCTATCTTCTTCAATTGATTTGACTGCTGTACTATAAACCATTAACGTGCCTTGCTTAATCGCATCAGCCAACTTCTTGCCATAGCGGTCCGATAAGGCTTGAATGTTTTTGTTTAACTGCTCAACACCTTCTACTCGGCTCATGTAGGCGCACCCTCATCACAATATAACTCAATATACTTGCGCATTTCATCAACATCAATAACGGCTCTTATCTGCATAATGCGGCCTTGATAGTTGACGCGATCGCTTGGCTTAATGTCTGTCACGAATCTAATAGTGATTTTGTGACTAATGGTCGCTTCCAAGCGCATGGCCTGTAAACGCTCATTACCTCTCAATGGTTGGATTTTAGCCTTTAGTGTCTTGTGTGTTGTCCAGGCTTTTGTCCCACCACCTAAACCATCAGATGTAATGGTTTCGCGTTCGATAAGTATCGTGTGGCGTAATGCGCCTGGCTTATAATCACAACAATTCATATTCGACCCACTCAAGGTTAGCGTAAACCGTTATTGACGCATTATTTAGGTTGGTAATTTGAATTGCATAGTTGGTTTCAGAATCAAGCAGCCAAGGTCTAATAACTTGGCTTGATGATCGCGTGCGTGCTTGTGGTCGGTCTGCCAATGCAACGCCCTTTAGTCTTAATAGGTTGCCGCCTGAAATGGATGCACCGCCAAAGATTTGGAGGGTTGGGGTTGATGGGCTTGTGGTGTTTCTGTTTACACCAAAAAACTCAGTGCCACCGGTATAGGTCACGCCTTCAATTAACCGAACCTCAAAGCCGCCTTGTGACGCATCATAATCTTCACTAATAAACTCGACCTGCTTTCCATTGGTAACGCCAACAAACGCAACTGATGCTTCACTAGGGATAACAATCTTTTGAGTAAAGTTAAAACTCTCTTTAGTTATCATAATGCCACCAAATTAGTTTTATAGGGTCTAAGCATCATCTTAGCACCTGATTGACTTAGTGCGTCATCTGCACCACAAGCACCGCGCATATCGTATAAAAAGGCAGCAAGGTTTAGTGTAGCCAATTTAATCGCTGTAGGCACATCACCAATTTGACCAAAGCCGGCTGAGTAAACTATCTTAATGGCATCCTCATCTTCAACCTTTTGAACCACGCCAATATTAAAGCGAATCTGTGATGGTACTGCGGCCTTAATTTCATAGTCTGTTACTGTATCGCCAAACACTTCAACACTGGTGACTGATTGAAGTCCGGCATAAGGCAGGATAATGTCAGCATCATAGGTCGAGTTACATGGCGATAATCCACAAGCACCCGTGCCAACTTCTGGCCAGTCGGTATAAGTTACCTCACGCGATCGGGTCACAAGCTCCAACTGTAAATACTCAATAACCGATTCTGTAGCTGATTCGCATAAGATGGGTAATATTGGGTCGTTGACATCAACACCACTTAACCAGTCTGATAATTCTTGATTAGTGATAATGGGCGTTACTTGGGCTAATGGGCGGGTTTTCATTTAGTCTCTGCCTTTTTGTCTTGCGGCTTACGACCGCCTTTGCGTACGGGTTTTGGTTTTTCAATAACAAGCTCAATAATGTTTAGGCTTAAAAGTTGTCTTGTGCGCTCGGTCATGGGGAGCTCAACAACATCGCCTTTATTATTGCTAATGGTGTGCTTTTTGAATAAATACCGCATAATGAACCCCGTTTATTTTAGGCCATTATAACATAATTAGATAATTTGCAAGGGGCAATAAAAAACCCGCCGAAGCGGGTCTCTTAATCATTGTAGCGTTTAGTGATTACTCACCGGCTGCTACAGTGAATTCGCCTTTAGCAAAAGCTTTAGGACGGTTAATGCCTAAGCAATAACGTTCTTCGGCCAATACTGCAACACCGTTCTTAACGAACAAGTCAGCGTGCGACTCAGAAACGCGAATTGAAACATCTTCACGCTCATAAAGCTTAGCACCTAAAGTCCAATCACCTAATAAGAAGGTGTCAGCAGGCATCGCATTAGTTACGATAACCGGCATACGCCAGATGCGCTGATCTGCACCGTTAGCAGGGAATTGAATCATTAGATAATGACCATCAGTTGCTTTAGCGGTTTCAAGAGTTTCCCAATCGGCTGGGTTAAGAACAACACCAGTCATATTGTAATACTCGTTAGCTTGACACGCTGTAACAGCTTTGCGGATATGATCAATCATAGCAGCAGGTACGTTAGCAGTAGTCGTTCCGGCAGGTAGTTCGCCGATGTCAGTAACATCAGAATCAACCAATAAGCCAGTTAAGTTTTGGCCAGTGCCGTCACCTAATAACAACTGAGCATCAGACTCAAGGTCTAGGCCATAAGTTAATTCAGTGTCGATTAAGCTAGCAAGCTGTGGCGCGTCAGACAATACTTGACGTGATGCAGGTACATAGTGAGCAATGGTGCGCACTGGTACTGTAACAAGTTCCCAAGTAATGTTAGATTTTGCTTTAGCTTCAAACTCACCACCACCGATTGCACTAGAAGGGTTTGAACCTGCTTCCTGTGGACCAGCGTTGTTAGTGAACACGTTTTGACGCATGATTTCAACTGAACCACTTGCAACCGGGATAGCAGGGATTAAGTCACGGATGCGTAATGGACGTGAAGGATCGCGATAAACTTCTGGGTCACGGAATGGAGTAACCAACGCGCCAGCTGATGCGGCTAAAGATGAAATGTCTTTACGCTGCATAGTGTAAGGCTGATTAGAACCACGGCCGTTAGATTTCATTTCAGCAAACACGTCTGAACCAACAAAAGTGTTACCTAATGATTTCTTTTGATCCGCTGATTTAGCAGCAAAAAGATTCTTTTGAGCTAATTCAAGGTCGATTAGTTTTTGATCAAGTGCCGCAAAATCAGAAACAGACTTATCAAAAGCCGCTTTCAATTCTGCAACTTGGTTTCCTTTAGCTTCAACTTCTGCTGTCAATTTAGCATTAGCTTCTGCGATTTCTTTTGACTTAGCTTCTAGTAAGTCTTTTAGGTCTTTAAGTTCCATTTGGTAAACTCCTTTATTTGCTACCAAAATTTAACAATAGGCTTTTTAGCCCGTCTAACTCTGGCGGCTGGATTACCAACGGCTCAGTGACGTTAGTCGGCTGAGTGTCCACCAGTGCCTTTAATTCAGCAATAAGATGCTGGATTATCTCTTTGTCCATTTCACCGGCTTTAATGGCTTCGGTGATTTGGGTTTTTAATCCTGTGATTCGTGCCGCTTCATTCATTGGGAAAGTTACTGCACTAAACTCGTACAATTTCAGTTCCTTAATGTAGCGGACACCGTCTTTAAATTCTGCTTTGCCTTGGGGTACGGAATAACCAATGCTCATCTGGTCAATAACGCCATCGCGCATTAACTCTAAGACTTCATCACCAAGCATAGTCTTGCTTATCTTGGCTTCTACATATAGGCCTTTCTCATCTTCACGCATAACCATTGGCTTACCAATTGGGGCATCGTGATTCCAAAGCACTTTAATATCATTACCGCGCTCGCTGATTGTCTTAGCAAATGCACCACGCTCGATAATGTCGCCACCTTGGTCTAGGTCGTATGTACTGGCATAGCCACTAAAAACACGGCCTTCAATATCTTCACTTTTAAAGCTGATGGATTTTCTATCCATGACAAATTCCCCTTAATCTTTAGGCGTATTATAACACATATAGACAAATGTCAATGCTATTCAGGAAAAACATAGGCTGCTACACATCGGCAATTGATTATATTGCCTGCGCTGCCATTCGGATCGCCTGGCATCATTAACGGCTCGCCACCAACAATAAACGGCTCATCCATTGCAACAATTTGTCCATCAGCATCAGCGTGATCAACTCGTGTCCGCTCATTCTTAGCCGCCACCCATTCCTTTTTCATATCAAGGCCGGTTGCTTTGGCTGCTGTAAAGTTAGATTGCATGGCGGCACTGTGTGACTCTGTTCGGCTAATCATTGCAGCACGGTAGCTTGATAGCACGCCACCTTCTGTTCTCATTGTGCTAGTCAGTAGCTTAGCTGATTGCGTTTCATCTAGGCCATCTAATTGGGCCTGCTCAATCACTCGGTTAATAACCCTTATTGCCTGCTCTTGTGTTGTGCCTGTGATTTGTGTGACCTTTAGCGACCCGTAAACAGCTAGGAAGTTGGTGAACAACTGGTCGTAAACATCCATACTCTTAGCCGCTTCTCTTGGGTCAAACCGCTTATAACCGGCAAGCATCCGTCTGCCAAAGTTAGTAAAGGTTGTTTTCCATAAGCCCAGCATAATATCGGTAATGTTTTTCTTATGCTTTTCTACTGCCTGAGAAACAAAGATGTCATTACCGTAGGCATCGGCATAATCAATCATGGCGCGCCTGATTTCTTTTCTTAGCTTAGGCTCGGTATTGGCCGCAATGCGATCAACTAAAATCTCGGTTAGTCTTTGCTCTCGTTGCGGTGTCATACCTGTAAGGGTTTTAGCCATTAGTAAACATCTTTTTAAATAATGCTTTTTCTTCTTCGGTCGGCTCTTGCATAATTAACCCTGTCGGGGTAAAGGTTGCTGCTGGATTAATCATTGATGTAATATCATCCTGTGATAATCTTGGGAAGGCAGCTGCTAATAGTGCAATCGCAGAATCTTTTGGCAGTTCACCGTTGGCAACAAGCTGTACTATTTCCGATAGGCTAGATATTTGCGCGCCATTTAATGCGTCATCTTGAACCCTATTATCACCAGTCACGGTAGCTTCATTGCTTTCTGCGTCATCAGGAAGACCAATTTCGCCACTTATATCAAAGTTAACTGGGATTAGACCTGTTGGTATATATCCAGTTTCACCGCTTGCAGTTTCATCAAAGCCAAGCTCATACATTTTGTTAAGCTCGTTAAACGGCACGCCCATTCTGAATAGCTTTTCAGCATTGGCCAGTTTAGTGTCTTGTGATTCTTGCAAGGCTTCTATATTGCTTAGGTCGGCCTTTATCTTGTAGCCTGGGAATTCTACCGCTAGTTGATGGTTTAATTGACGCTCAACCAATTCTACTAATGGAATAATCGTGTTTTGCCATAAGGCCTTATTCATCTCTTGCGCATTGGATAAATTGACATTTTCAGTCATACCTAAATCCGATAACGACAATCCAAAGGCCGCAGTGATTTCTGTCCATACCGATTTACGGCTTTCGACAAAATCCAACTCGACTGCGTTCATACCCAGCTGCTGAATGTCGGCATTGGTCATTAAGGCGCGTCTTGCGTTCTTAGCACCCGTCTGCATCTTCTCATACT